AAAGAAGGAAGTATGCACAGTGTGACGCTGAACAGATACCTACAAACTTCCAAAACTTCCCAACTCAATCCCCGATTTGTAGCGGAGATGATGGGCTTCCCACCGAATTGGACGGAATTACCTTTTCTAAATGGAGAGCAGAAAGCATCAAAGGATACGGAAACGCCATAGTACCACAAGTGGCTTATGAAATATTTAAACAATTATGAATTACGAAATTAAACCAATAGACTATCAAGATTGCAAAGAGTGGTTTTTAAAGAAGCATTATGCAAGAAGGATTCCAATGGTGCAATTTGCATTTGGATTGTTTGACAATGAACAATTAGTAGGTGTATGTAGTTATGGGACTACATTAGCAATTGACATTAGAAAAAGATTTGAATATAATGTTTATGAGTTGAATCGCCTTGTAGTCAACGAGGGTCTTCCTAAAAATACATTGTCTTATTTTGTTGGCACTACAATTCAAATGATGCCAAAACCTTGCGTTTTATTATCGTATGCTGATACAACAAAAGGACATCACGGATATATTTATCAAGCCACTAATTGGATATACACAGGGCTATCTGCAATTGTCAAAGAATATAAAGTTAGGGGTGAAGAGGATATGCATAGCCAGACACTATTTGATAAAAGTAAAGGAAAAGAAAATAGGGTGGCATATCTGAAAGAATTATATGGAGATAAATTGTATATGGATTATAGAGATAGAAAGCACAGATATTTTTACTTTGTAGGCAATAAGAGAGATAAAAAGAAAATGATTAATGAATTACCATATAAAATAGAACCCTATCCAAAAGGAGACAACAAACGATATGACGCAAGTTACCAACCAACAACACAAATAAAACTACTATGAAAGACTATTACCCAGAATACATTAGAGCAAAAACACAATTAGCCAGATTGAAGGTTGCTCATCAAAACAAAATCTCAACACTGGAGAAAGAGATAGAGAAGTTAAGAAATCAGATTGCACGACCCTATAAACCATTAATGGCAAATGCAACGCTTGAGGAACTATTAGAAGTGGTATGCAGGGCAACCGGTGTACTACCCACAGAGTTATGCAGTAGGTTTAGAAACCTTGAATATGTGAGGGCAAGGCATTTGTTTTTTTACATTGCCTCAAGGCATTTAGGATTGCACCTAACCAAGATAGGGTTGTTTATGAATCGTGACCACTCCACTGTGATACACGGCAAGAATGCCTATCAAGATTATTTAGATATGGGCTTTCAACCAGAGTGCGACTACTATAATCAATCTATTGAAATGTTGGGAATTTGTGGACAACCTAACAAATAATACAATAAACTTTGATATATCAAAAAGGCGGATATCATAGAGGAGTTAACCCAAGCCCAATGGTTAAGGGATTTTTGTATCAAGATTGCAAAGGAGTTAAGCAACGACCTATACCAAGAGGTCTTTGTCATCCTATGCGAGAAACCAACCGAATGGATAGAGTGCAAGTACAACTCGGGATATTGGGAGGGCATAGTCATTCGCATCTGTCTTAATCAGTTCTATGGTAAACGTACTACCTTCGACAAGCACTTCAAACAACCCATTGGTCTATACGATACAGAGGAGGTGCAGATACCTTACATTGAGGAAAATTTATACAATGAATATTTTTACCTATCGATTGAGCAAGTAGTTAAAAAATGCGATTGGTATGAAACAAGGATATGGCAACTATATTCCAAAGGTGACAAGGATAAGGGTATCAAACCTCGTTCTGCCAGAAGCATATCAAGGGTAACAGAAATCTCACGGCAAGAAATACTACGAGTAATTAACACAATCAAACAAAAAGCAAATGATCACTTTACTACAAATTATAGGCATATCGTTCTTAGCGATTCTATGGGTTAGAGATTTAGGCTACCGGTTCGTTAAGCCATTCTCTTGCGAGTTATGTATGGCATTTTGGATGAGTGCCTTTTGGTTTCATTCAATAGAGGGCATACTTTATGCATCGGTATCTGGACTAATAGCAACACTTTTAAATAAATATATATGACACAAGAAGAAGCAAAATACATCATTGATGTTATCAAACCTTTATTCCTTAAATGGAAAAAAGAACAAGTACTCCGTATGCCTCCAGAGGTTAACGTTGAGTTCCGCAAAATCTACTTAAAGGAGAATGGCAGACCATTACCCACTTGTTCAAGTTGTGTAGTAGATGGTATGCTCTCTATGGTTATTAGAGCAGAAGCTCAGTACCAACCTATCAAAGCAACAGAGATTGAAATAACAACCGATGCACCTATCAGCAAAAAGAGAAGCACAAAAGTTCGTAAGTAAGTATTGCACCGAAGGTAAGGTACTTGACATTGGTTCAATGGATGTGAACGGATGCCTTAAGGATTTATTTGAGGGGTACGACTATACCGGTATGGATATGGCAGAGGGTAAGAACGTTGATGTAATAGGTACAAGCCACGACATACCTTTTGAGGACAACACCTTTGATGTGATAGTATCAACCTCATGCTTTGAACACGACGATATGTTTTGGGTATCGTTCTTGGAGATGTGCAGAGTACTTAAGCCAGGAGGTAAGATGTATATCAATGCACCATCAAACGGACCAGAGCATAGGTTTCCGGTTGACAACTGGAGGTTCTATCAAGACTCTTGGAAGGCACTTGAGAAGTGGGGCAGACGCAACAAACAAAAGGTTGTACTTTTAGACTCATACATTGCAACACCTAACAACGATGGAGGCTTTGCTTGGAAGGATAGCATAGGCATATATGAGAAAGCACACTAAGATAAATTTACAAAGGGCAACAGATGTAACACATCTATTGTCTATATTTGTAGTATGAATTGTCTTAATTGTAATAATGAATTTCAAAGCAAATCAAAAGCAGCCAAGTATTGTTCTAAACAATGCAAGTCACAATATGGAGTAAAGTTAAGGTCAAATAAACCAAAAGTAAAAGTATGTCAATTTTGTAATAGTGAATTTACGCCTTACACATCATTGGATAAATTTTGTTCTGCAAATTGTAGAATAGAAAATATGAAATCTAAACGTAGCAGAAGATGGAGTAAAGAAGCAACACAAAAAAGAATAGGCAAAAACAATCCTTCTTTTAAAAGTGGAATGTATGCAAGAGATACAAATAAAAGCAATAATGGTCAAAAGGAATATTTAAGAATAAGAAATCAAATGAGAGCAGATATGATTTTGAAACATGGATATTTATTTTGTGAGCATTGTAAAACTAATCAAACGTATCAATGGGAAATGCACCATCTAATTTATAGAAGTGAGAAGCCACAACATGAACATTTACATAACCCAAAAAATTTAATCAATCTATGTATGAAATGTCATAATTGGTTTCATAAAAGCAAAGCAAATAGAAATCAAATTGTTGAAGATAGAAAGTTATATGAACTATTTGGTGAAGATGTTAGAAACAAATAAAAACATCGGTAAAACATCGGTATGAAGTTAGAGAAACAACCACACGGAGGGGCGTTAGTAAGAGCAGAGAAAGGAGAAACTGCTAACCCCAATGGCAGACCTAAAAAGTTCACTACCCTAATGAAGGAGGAAGGCTATAAACTATCAGAAGTCAACGACTCTATCCAAGCAATAATGGCTATGGATGAGAAGACTATCAAGGAGGTTCTCAAAAACGATAATGCAACGATGTTAGAGAAGACAGTTGCAAGGGCTATCATTAAATCATACGAGAAGGGTTCACTCTATTCAATGGATACCTTATTATCTCGTGTATTCGGCAAACCAAAGGAGACGGTAGACGCAACAGTTGAGGCAAAGGTTATAAACGTGACCTTGAATTTAGACGATAATAAACCAAAAAATTAATATGGAAGAAACAATTTATTTAGGAAACGGCTGGGAGGACCAGTATGGAACAAACATCTCGATCAACCTTGAGAAGTTAGAACAAGCAATCAGAAGTGGTAAACTTGAGACTAACTCTTACGGTGACATTAGATTGCGAGTAGGCAAACTTAAAACACCAAACGAGAAGAGCAAAGCCACCCATTGGGTAGCAGTGCCAAAACCAAAGAACGACAATCCTTTCTGATGAGGGTATTATGTTTATTTGATGGAGTAACGGGTGTAGGGTTTCACAGACTCTACACTCCTTATTCTCGACTGCAAGTGGATGAGGGCATCACCGTTGATGTTTCAATGAGGCAGAGCGAATGGGGTGACCTTGAATACAAGAACTATGACTGTGTCATATTCAATAGGTGGTTAGGCAATCTGCAATACAACATACTACCGATATTAGCAAAGCACAAAATACCTTACATAGTTGATTTGGATGACTATTGGGTACTACCTAAGCACAACCCTGCATACAAGTTCTATCGTGCCTATATTAAGAACGGCATCAAGGATGCGTTACATTATGCAGATGGGGTTTCGGTTACCACTCCTCAACTATTAGACAAGGCAAAAGAATTTTACAAAGGAGACAACATTGAGGTTATTCCTAATGCACTCGATTTAAACCAAAGCCAATGGAAGGCAAATAAAGACCATAGACCGACTATCGGTTGGGTTGGGGGGTTATCCCACACTGAGGACTTAAAACTCTTGGAGAATCAAATTAAAGAGGTTTGTGAGGCATTTGGGTGGAGGTTCTTAATGTGTGGCTTTCACGAGAACACCAGAGAGTGGGCATCAATGGAGAAAAGTATTACAGGAGAGAGCAGAGCAAACAGACCTGAATGGTTTGAAACTATCACCGGTACTTCAGCAGACAAGTACGGCACTGCCTATGCAGAAATAGATATTGCACTTGCACCATTGACCAAGACTCATTTCAACAAACACAAATCAGAGTTAAAGATTGTAGAGGCAGCAGCATACAAGTTACCTATCCTTGTGAGTGACGTTGAACCATATACCAACCATAGAAATAATTTAGGGGTTTACTTTGTATCAAACAACGATTGGGTTAGCCCATTGAGTAGACTCATCGAATCTGGTAAGTGGAAGCAAGTAGGTGGTATCAACTATAAGTATTGCCAAGAGCATCACAACCTAAAAGAGATTAACAAGACACGATTGGAACTATTGCACAAGGTATGCAAATAACAAATGAGGATAATATGGAATTAATGGCAAGGTATGAGGACAATCATTTTGACCTTGCTATTGTAGA